TTGATGGGTTGCATATCTTGAAATTTGATTTGAAATTGAAGTGGTTTACTCAATAATTTCACCTCCTTTCAATGATATTGTTCGCTTGATTTAAATAATTGAAGTCTAAATTCTCGAATTGATCTACGGTTATATCAGACCATTTTTTATTTAAACTAATGCTTGAAATAGTTTGTCTTGCTACATCAAACATTTCACCAATTTCACGATGGAACAAATCAGTATCTCTAATTAATAACTTAATTACTTTAACTTGTTCTTCATTTAATTTAGTAGTATTTCTTTTTGGCTTTCTATTATTCTGAATCTCTATTACTTTACTTAAATACCTATTAGATAAAAAATCATTAGATCGGGGAATTATATCTTCCCATGATTTAGTTTGAGAAATATAACCAATGTTTGAACTATTAACGCCGAAAATATTTGCAATTTCAGTATTAGTTAAATCTGTATCTCTTAACAGTATCCTTATATTTAGAACATCATCTTCAGTCAGTTTACAAGACTTTCTTTTCCCCATCATAGCTTGAGACATTTTTAATTTATGATCATCTGTTAATGGAATACCTAGTTTCTTTAAACTCATCTTACGTCTTATTTCATCTGTGAAATCAATTTTATTAGGTTTACCTACTTGTTGTATAATATTGTAACCATTTTTTCTTTCATAAGATTTGACTGTATCTATCCAAACTTGTTCTCTAATATGAAGTAATTCTAAATCAGTTACAAATTCAACTATTTCAAATCTGAAAATATCTTCGCCATACTTATTCCAAGAACTTTGTAAATGATAATTAAAATGTTTATTAATTCTTAATTTTGATTTATGCGTATTCCATCTAACTCTAAAACAGTTTGTGCTACCTATGTATACTTTTCCATTAATCAAATTCTGGATTTTATATATACCAGATTGGTTTATTTCATATTCGCTTAAATGATTGATCATTAATATTCATTCCTTTCAAAATAAAAAACTTCAAAATAAAAAGCACTTATTTTTTCTTAGAACTCCAATTTTCTAAGAAATCATTAAGTGCTTGTGTGCCTTCAAATAACCAAAAGTATTTATTTGTTTTTTCGTTTATCCCTTTGTGCAAAAACTTAAATCCATCATTCAAAAGAGATTCTTTAAGTTTAGGTGAGTAACAATAAAATAATTTCAAATATAATTCACCTTCCTAAATATAATTACTTCGCTCTATTTGCATTCGCATCATTATTTTTTGTTTCAAGACCTTTTTCAGTCAGCTTACTTTCTTTTTTCGGCTTTCTTCCAGGTTGATTATCAGTAGGACTACTGGACAAAGTGTGTGACGTTTGTAATGGCTTTAATTTATCAAGCAATTTCAAGTAATCGTTCTCAAAATCCATTAAGTTATTTACAGTTGATTGTTTTATACCTAAAGCAATCATAGGTAGAAGTTTCGAATACCCTAGAGTAGCCGATTCTTTGTACTTATCAAACATTTCCTCTCGATTAAAAATAGTAAGAGGTGGGAACATCATTTCAAATAAATGTTTGTAATTAGAAACAATATTAGAGAAACGATTTTCATAGTATCTAGAAAACTGACTTAATAAATCGAACATTACTGCTTCATCGGTTTTAATTGAATTTCCTAATCCAATACTTCCTCCGTCAGAACCACTATTGAATAAAATTTTGCTACTACCTATAGCGTTATATACTCCGTTTGTAGCTCTCTCAATATTATCTCTTAACGTTTGACCTTTTTCTTGAAGGTTAATACTAACAACCTCCAATGGAGTTGTAACTACATCAATACCTTCTTGAGTAATCATCTTTTTAGTATTAGAATGTAACGCTTGTGCCTCATCTAATTTAAGAAGTGGTAAACCACTTGCCTTATCAGTAGGTATTTTTTGGACAATTAATCTGTATAAATCCATTTTGTTTTTAGTAACGTCTAGTTCTTCATAGTCTTGTAGATTGACTAATTTTGGAAAAACACCTGAAAAGAATGGAGTCATATTATCTGTTAACTTATGACATCTTGAGTAGGTCGGGTCAAGTATTACCCAGTTCATTGTTTCTCCATTTTTATAAGCATTGTATAATTTTGTAAATTCAGGTGGGAATGAATTTAATATACTAAATAAAATATTTGGATCACGATATTGATCGAAGAAGCTGAAGTTAAACTCAATAGCATTTAACCCATTAATTTTATAGTTTGTACGACAATACTCATATGGTAGTTGTTGAAGTACATAATTTCCATTCATAACACGTTCATAGCCGTAAAAAATACCATCTAATAAGATGGTGTAAGCAATAAAACGTGATTGTTCTTGTATGTAAGAATTATCAGTGTAATCTAATACCTTTTGATAGTTTTTTTGAAATGCACTATCAAATTTAATCCCATTCATTCTAGGAATGATCAAATAATCAAAAGTGAGAAGAGAGGAGAAGTAATGAATTATTCGTCTGTACTCACCACTAACATTATAGAAATAGCGTGAAGCATCTCTTAAAGCTCTTCTATTTTCTTTTTCAAGAAGGAAGAGGATTTGTTCCTTTGAGTATCTGTAGTTATAGGATTTAATATTGTAGTTGATAGCATAAATTCCTTGTGATAATTTATCGAACTGAATGGATTCTCTATCCAAAGAATATGAAGATGGGGGAGATTGCGATTGATTTGATTGAGTAGATTGTTCTTGAGACAATTGTGAAAGTCACCTCCTTAGGTTTTGATTAGTTTACAAACATGTAGTCTGCTAGGTTGAAAGAATTGTCAATTTGCTTGTCTTCGAATTCTTTAATGTACCATAGACCGTAAGCAATAGCTGAGTATCTATCTTTGTTAATTTTCTTAGTTACTTGTTCAATTGAATATTTACCACTTTGTAATTTTTTAAGTTTAAGATTAGCAATCTCTTCAAGTAGTAAATCAGTTTGAATGAAAGGAAGAATTTCACTTTTTACATAATCAACATCATTTACGTCATAATCCTTATTATCATTCTTTTGAAGCAATTGTAATTTTTGAGATTCTATCATGTCGATAAAGTTAATGATGATGTCAGTATTTATTCCTTGGGCATGTAAATCATAAACAAGTTTTTCAGAACCTCTAATTTCTGGTTCTTTATCATTATTCATGGTATCCCAACAATCTAAGGTTTCTCCATTTAAAGGATCTACAATTTCTTTTAAACACTCATCTACAATTGCTGATCCTAGACCATTTCCATCAATGATGACACGTTTTGGATTAAATAATTTTGCAATTCGCTTCAATTCAATTGTTTGTCCTGTAAAATTTAATCCAGTAGGTAAGTTAATCAAATTAACAACTTTGATTTGTTTGATTTTATTCGTTTTACCTCGAACAATTTTTAAGACTGCAATAGAAGATTGGTTATTTGAATCACGTTCACTTCTTGCAACGTCCATACTGATAACGTACTCTCCGTTTTTAATTGCTTTAGTTTCGACTTTAGTTAATGTTCTCAAATCCATTACTTTATTAATGTTTACTAAACTACCGTCGGTAGCACCAGTCCAGCGAGATTCATAGTTCATCGCAAAGAAAGTAGGGGAGAGTTTAGCTTTTTTATCTAAGAGTTGTGAACGAGTTTCACCGCGTCCATATGAACAAGCCAACTGCCAATCTGAGCCTAGTACGATATTGCCTTTTAAATCTGCCATGTTATCAATCATAAGTAAATTACGTTCAAATTCATCAGAACCTCTAAACCAACTAGTAGTAAAAAAGTTAATTTGTCCATTAAGTTCGTGAGGATCAATTAAGGCCCTTTTACCAATTGTTCTACGAGGTACATTTACGATTGGTTCGAGTACATCTTCAAATAGTGCAGCGTTTATTTGCGCCGCCTCTTCGCAATTTAGACGTTTTCGCCTGGCCCCTTTACTTGACTGTGCATTTGCCATTACATCAATTCTTGCTCCAGAAGTAAAAATAACTTCAACTGTATCTTTTGTATTAGAATATTTAACAATTTCATTTGCTAATAGTGGATAAAATTTTAATATTTCACGATGCTTTTCATCAACAAGTTTAGCTGCGTTTTCCCTTGTTTGAGCAGTCATTGTTAATTCGATATCTGGAAAAAATAATGCAGTGTGATACATCCCCATTACTTCTAATAAGGTCTTACCGTATCCACGAGGAAAAACACCATAGTTGGTTATAAACCTTGCTAAACAACGCAAAAATACACGCTGGTCTAGGTCTAATCGAATCCCACCAGTTTCAGGAGTTATCAAATCCCAAAATAGATCAGGATTCCATCTTCCCCAAGAAACAAAGTCTACATATTTTTCTATATTCTTAGAAAAATTATCCACTTGCTCAACGCCTTTTGCGTTAACTGTAGGATTAAAGTCAGTTTCGTATATATTTGTTCTGCTTCCACTTTTAGAATGTTTAGCATTAGTTGATTGGAAATTATTATAGTTCGCCATCTAATCCACCAGTAGAACTTTCATAATCCTTTTTACGTTGATCATAAAAAGCATGAATTTCTTCATAAGTCGCATGAGGCAAACCTTTAAGATCACGAACATAATTTACATAGCAGAACAATGTGAAGTCAACTTTATCTTGAGGTCTTTCTCTAAATTGAGGAAGAATAGGGATAATGTCCACTGCTTGCTCTACTGATCTTACCAATTGACCAAATGTATCAAGTCCATCAGATAAGTCTGATTTACTTAATTGGGAAGGGTTAATTTTAGCATCTTGTGCTGCTTTTTGAGCTAAAGCTCCCCAATCTTTTGCTTCCTTAACATCACCTTTGGCAGTAGATAATTCTTCTTTAACACGGTAACGTATATAAGTTAGCAAAGCTTCAGTATGCATGGCAGTTTTTTCTTGGTAATTATTTTTTAGATTATGGTATTTACGCTCAAAAGAACGATATTCTTCTGATGTGTAATTTTCGCCCCATTTGTCTATTAAATCATCTGTTACAGTAAAACTACTTGATTGAGTAGATGATGTATTTTGATTATTTTGTAATTCAACCTTTTTCTCAAACACACTATCTTTCCAACTTGTACCAGTAAACTGATGAAGAGTACTAGTCATACTAATATATCTTCCAAATGTATCCGATTTACTTTCAACAGCTTTATTCCAGTATTCTATATCAAACATGACATCTAATTGTTGTAAAACAGAGTATACGGAATTAATATCATCATAATTAATCATACTTTTTAAACATGTTTTACAAATGGGTGCTTTTCCAAGCTCACTATATAATTTACTTTTTGAGTTATAAAAATCTTTTTCTTTGTTCTTGTCTGATTTACAATTTAGACATTTTAGCTTGTCTACAGGTTTTTTAATACTATTTTTAATTGTCATAATTTCACCACCTAATTTTTTAATTGATAATTAATGTATATTTTATTTATTAGGAGGCGTTTTTGTTTTTATAAAATAATTCTAATAACGAAGCTGTTAGAATTTCTTCTATTTTTCCAAATTCAAAATATGGAATTCTAACTAAATCAATGTTATTTTGTTTACAGTAGTTATCTTTTATTTCATCTCTAATTTTATTTAAATTAAATTCTTTTACGCCACCAAAAGCTTTAACTGGTTCAAAATGTTGAACACCATCGTATTCTACTAAAAATAGTAATTTACTATATGAATCATTGAAAATAGCAAAATCGAATCTTAATTGTTGCTTGTAAACACAATCTTGATATGAGTATTGCGTCTTATATTTAATTCCATATTTGTCTAAATAGTTTTTTATCCTAGTTTCACCGGCATATTTTTTAGGTGGAAGAACTGTTTTGTTTTTACCTTCGTAACGCTCACATGAATGACACTTGTATTTCTTTTCTAATAACTCTTTCGGCCTTGTGTAAATTATGTGACCGCATTTAATATGCTTTATTATAATTAATTTAATTAAACTTTTATATTCCGATAGAACTTCAATAGAATTATTGTATTTCTTACTTATTCTTTTTATAAAGTCTTCCTGTGTCAATGGCTTATTACTTTTACATCCAACGCAAGTTTGCCCATTTATTACATAAGTTCCCTTTGTTTTGTAAATATTGCCACATTGTTTATGTTTAATTAGAATTTCACCAGTTGAATTAGTACACTCACTAACTAGTTCATATTCATCATTTCGAGTATTTTTTAAATAATTTTTTAAATTTTCGGTTGTGTAAATAAAACTTTTTGAACACTGAGGACATCCTAATCTTTTTCTTTTAAATGCATTCGCTTCGGCATAGAAGTAATTTCCACATTTATTGTGTAATATTTTTACTTTTTCACTTGATCTTAAGAATGCACTATGAATCTCATATTCTTCACCATAAATCCTATTAATATCACTTACAAATTGTTCGTGAGTTGTTCTTTTCCTCATATTTTATTCCCACTTTCTCATTCCCAAACAAAATAAAAAAGACAGGAAGTAGGGGAATGTCTACTTATCAGATTGGTAGCTAATCAATCCTATCCTGGATCTTAAAGTTCATAAAAAGAACCTTTATAATGACACCCATAGGGAGGGGGAGTGAGTGCCATTTAAAAGTTCCTTTAAAGGTTTATGTAAAGAGAGGGGAGGGAGCTAATTAAATAATTTCGTGCACAAGACCATATTCAAGAGCTTCTTCTACACCAAAAAACCAATCTTTTTTATTCTTTTTAACTGTATTCAATTTGCTTTGTTTTAAATTTGTACGTTCAATAATTAAATCATCATACATCTTTTGCAATCTACGATTCTCTTTGGTTACTTCTTCAATTTCTGTATTTTTTCCAAAACTCATCGTTGAGATTTCATGGTACATGAAGTTTGAATAACGCCCTGCAAATCGTTTGTGAGCCGCAGCGAAAATTGCAAAGGCCATACTCATTACATAACTGTCACAATAACCATGAACAGGTGTTTTTGAAGAAAGAATAGCAGAAATTACACCAAAGCCATCATAAACTGAACCGCCAACCGATGAGATATGTAATTCTATTGGTTGCCTATCTTCAATTGACTTGCCTTCGTCTTCTTTATTAAATTTCTTAATCTGCATTACAACGGTATCAAAGACACTTGGTTCGATTTCCTCATTCAAAATAATTTTTCGATTTTTTAAATTATCTAGATAAATTCTTTCTAATAATGGAAATCCTTTAGGTTCATCAAAATCAAAAAACATTTTCTTTTCCATTTGTACACCTCCAAATTTATAAAATAGGGGAGGCATTGGATTACAAAAGTAATCATACCAATTTAATGTTTATTTCAGTTTTACTATGTAAGAGCAAACTAGACCATCATCTTTACTAAAAACCATGAATTTTTGACTTGGTTTACCACCATATCTACCTTGAGTAGCATAATCATCAGCTCCAATTAAGGAACTATTAACAATCACTGTAGTCTTGCCATATTCTTTTTCATAATTGTGATGTATGTGACCACCAACAATATAATCCGGTACGAAACCTAAAACTTGAGGTAATCGAGTTACACATTGATCAATTCTGTCATAGTTTCCATGCACAAATACAAACTTTTCATCTAAAATATCAGAAACTATATATCCATCTTCATCAGTAATAATCTCTACGTTATTGAAATTTCTAAGTCGTGACTCTAAATACCAGGGGATAAGGTACTCGAAGTTTTCTTTAATTCCAACATCGTTTTTATTACCAGTTCTACCATGATTACCAATTACATTGTAGTATCTGATAGAAGGGAAGATGTTTGCTAAAGTTGAAATAACTTCTGCTAATACTTCTGAAACATATTTAATTTGTTCAATTAGGTCTTCATTCGATTGAACTCTTGTGGAAACATGAATAGAACCAGAAATCAAATCACCTAATTGTGCAATATGTAGAGTAGAGATATCACTTTGTCTACCATATTCAATTATTTTATCTACTAATTTCTCTACACGTTCATTAAACACTTGTTTATTGAAAACATTTAATGAATTATTTACGTCCATTCCAAAATGCCAATCACTAAACAAGACTAAACCATGTTTATCATTTTCAGAAGAGGATAAGGTAGTAGTATTAAACGATAATGGCTTTTTCTGCTCTAATTTAAGTACAGCATTCAACACATCATCTTTAATTGCTTCAAAACGTGCTTGATTTCTAATTAACTTTCTATATTCACGTTTCTGATCTTGATTACGAATTTTCTCTTTTTCAGAGTCAACACGAACTTCTTCGTATTTATCTAAGATATCCTTATCGAGATTCTTAGAAAGAATATAATCTTTCCATTTCACATAAGCAGCATAATCTTTACGCCACTTACTCTCAGAATAGTTGCTACCATATTCTTTATTTAAGAATTCAGCAATTTCATCAGAATCAACGTTATATGCATCTTTATTTGTAAACAGCCTAATATGGTAATCTAGGAAGCTCTCTTCTTTTTCACGTAGAATAGGATTCATTTAATCACTCCTATTCTTCAATTGGTGTTATTTCAGAAGATTCAGAGAGTGAAATATCTACGAACTTATCATCACCTGTAAATTTTGCTAATTCATCCATTAAACGAAATACATTAACGCTATCTTTTTTAAATTCTGTAATAGTTCCTTCTTCTAAATCAATTTGACAATTTTTAAATGTTCTATTCATCTTTTGGGTTGCCATTCTATAAATCCTCCTTGTTTTCTCATAAAAAATACCCTCCCAAATAGGGAAGGTTTATTGAGCCCCTTGTAATTTTTTAACCGTATCTAATACTTGATCAGCTAATAAGCTAAACTCTCCACGATAGTTTGTTTCAAGTTTATGATATGTAACTCTAAATCCTTTAAAATGCTCCATATACACTTCAAAAGGAGTTAAACCGCCATATCTTTTCAATTTAGTGTTATCAACTTGTTTCGTACTACCGATTACAACAACCTTACAAGTACTATCTGCACGAGTTAATATTGTTTGTAATTCATGTAAATCAAAATTTTGAGCCTCATCGATTATAATAAATGCATTTTTAAATGTAATGGCTCGTGAGTAAGAAGAGGTCATAGTATAAACTTTCTTCAAACCATCGATTTCCACTGACCATTTTTCATATAGTCCAGGTTGAACATTATCCATACATTCAATCAATGGTTGCATATAAGGTTCTTCTTTTTCCTTGGTGTTACCAGGAAGGAATCCTTGTTCTCTTACTGCAACTGTATTTCTAATATAAATTATTTTATCGTATGTGTCTTTTTCAACTTCATACACACCGGCTAGTACGGCTAGTGAGGTCTTGCCAGTTCCGGCATCGCTGTTGCAAAAACTTCCATGTACTATGTCAACAGGAGACCAAAGTGATTGTAAATATGCATATTGATGTTTGTCAGCTAAAACGTTAAATCCTTTTTCAGCGAGCCATTTCCAACGAATATCACCGAATTTATTAGCCATATATTTACCTCACTAGGTAGAATTTAAAAGGGTAGGGGGAGGTCTACCCTTTATTTGAATAATTAATTTAATTCTGCTTTGATTTTCTTGCTTGGCTTATAAGAAGGCACTTTAGCAGCTTCAATATAAATCTCTGCTTGTCGTTTGGCTTCCTCTTCAGGTACGCCTTTTTCTTTTAACTCTTTTAATAACTTCGGATTGTATCCTTTACGGCCAGCACGTTCTTTAGTAATTAATTTTCCTAATTTACCAAGAGAAACTTCGCCATTTTCTACTAAACTATCAAATAAAGTATCAAAAATAAATTCCACTAACTCTTTGCCTTCTTTTTTAGATAGTTCATAATTACTTGCTAATACATTTCCTAATTCTTGATTATTCATTTTATTACTCTCCTTGTTTTCTCAATTTTAATATTTATGTATAGATAGCGCCCACACGATATGTATGAACACTACCTAAAATTATTATTTTATGTATATTTTATTTATAATGTTGCATAATATAACCGAATTAGCGAGATTTTTTCCCACTATTTC